GGAGCCGGTGGCGTACAAAGTTACAAGCAAACTGGGTGAATATTGTGGGTTTAAAAGCTCCTCTGTAAAGAAAGGTGATTTGGTTTATACCGCCACACCACAGCGCGAATGGCAAGGGCTGACGGATGAGGAAATGTCAGACCTTATTTGGAAATCCGACTGGGAGCCTCAAAAAATTGCCCGCGCCATCGAAGCTGCTTCAAAGGAGAAGAACTATGGAACTCTATAACGTACCCAATAACACCAAGATCAGACTGAAGGACGCGCTGTTCGAGGACGAGATCTTATTGTTTCATCACATAGATGGTATGTATTCATACTGTACCGACATGTCAGGCGGAGTAATTCATCTAGCTGCTTGGACTGAGGTTGACATAGTGGAGGACTAGCTATGCCTCGCTTATTAGATTGGCCTGTTCTTCGTGTGGCTGTCCCGCCGAAACTCCAAGACATGATAAACATAGACCCATTAGAGATATCCCACGGCCTGAAGTTCTACGATATCCAGATAAATCTTGATCCATCCCCTTCCCTGTGGCGCATGTACCAAATGCCCGACGATGGATACGGGGAGCGTCGAGACCTCATTGCTTGGGAAGGCAGGGTGATCGGCGGCACTTGGCATCACGGCTTAGTAGGCAGGGGATTCCATATACCATCTGGCAAGCTACTGAACGCGGCAAGCCCAGCCTTGGTAATGAAAACCCATGTCGAATGGGAGACCGAACAAGAAACTTGGGAGGACTAAATGATTGAACTATTCAAACAGCCTTGGATATGGTTGGTTATCTATGCCATAGTTATATATATATTAACTAAGGAGTCGTGAATGGAGATGACAAAGAATGAAATATGGAGAAGGATATGGAGCCATAACATAACACAGGAAGAAGCCAAGAGCCTTGGATGTGTAATCACCAGCAATACAATTGGTGAGCTGGTTTCAATACACGACAACGAAGGAGATATATACAAGGAAGACAAGCCATTCTTGGGTATTGTTTACACTCTATATGATAGTCGCCTAGACGAGCACGAAGCTATGTACTATTGCATTAAAACCAAGACAAGTGGTGTTGCGCGCAACTTATCAGATGCAGCATTGGCATTGTTCAGAAGCCATATTGAATATGAACACGAACCTTGGGAGGACTAATGGATCTTGATCCTTACGACGAGATGCTGCTAGTTGTGATGTCTGCACTGGCAGTTATCATTTGGTTAATGCTGTTTGCATTCTTACTTGCAGGAGACTAGCATGAGAAACAAGTATCCGGGTATATGTTATCGATGTGGCAAGTGGTGCGCCAAAGGCGATGGTCACTTCGAGAAACGTCAGGGGGCAAGCTGGGCAGTTCAGCATGCCGCATGTGCAATAGAACATAGGAATAAAAAGTATGCTCAAGTATCTTATAGCCTACCTCGGAAGCGTGATCCTAGCACTTCTGATGCTGGTTTTTATAGTAACAGCTAACGCAGAACCATTGACTCGGCAAGAATGTAGGCAGATGGCAGCAGATCAAGTCAAAGAACTCATGAGCATCAAGATAGACCAGCAAACCCAGCTCAATATCATGAGGAAGGAGAAGATCTGTGGCAGCAAAGACTCTGCATTCAACTGCTACACGAAACTGCTCAAAAAACTTGAGCGTACCTGCAACACCGGAGAACTAAAGGAGGAGTGATATGGAAATAGGATTGGCAGTTTTCTTTTTTATAACAACTATATGCGCTTGCTTGACAGCGTATCTTATCTATGGTGAACTACAAGTTAAGCTAGAGTTCATCGAAGAACTTATCCAAGAGAACGCTCAGCTTGCATCATCCTTGCTGCGAAAGGAGACTAAGGAATGTATGACAAAGAGAAAGACAAGAAAGAAATCTCAGACTACATCCCATCCACAATAGCTAGTCTATGGCCTTATGTGTTGATGGCTCTTGTTGTTTTGATAATAGTGGAGGCAATATGATTGACGATCTACTCAGTAAGTTCCGCAACCTGCACAAGTGCAAGGATTGCAAGATGATAGCCATACCCAAGAACAAAGAGTACTGTTCCTTCTGTGATCCTAATGAGTTCATGGGTAGTGGTGCCGCCAATCCTGTTCCCGCCGGTATCGATCCATTCCAAGAGGGATACCACATGGGATACCAAAGGGCAAAGAGCGAGGACAGTAGGCTCAGAGAACTAGACAACTACAACGATAACCCGTTCAAGTTTGTGGTCATCGAGGGGCTTGTCACTACACACATCTACCGCATGGAGCACGAGACAAATGCTCGACTAGCATTGGACGAGCTGATCGATTGGCACTGCTCTGTGGCACTCGACCGTCGTGTCAGCGAACAGGCAGAAGATCTGTACCAAGAAGGTAAGCGAGACGCAGAGAAAATCAACCTGTTCTTCTTGTGGCTAAGCATTATCATTACTGCAACTATTGGTGTTTGCATAACATCTTACTTTTAGGAGACAACATGGCATCAAGTTATGAAATCCAAATAACCGCTCGGATCGTAGGCGAAGACAGCGTTCGTACATTCAAGTTGACCGAAGACAACACGCTGACCCTGCTATCTGAACTGGCAAAAGAACTACCCGTTGAAACAGTATACGAGTACGAAGTTATCAAAGATGTAATAAAAGCATTGGAGGAATCATGACCAAGATACTTGATAAGACTTCAGCTCTGGTAATTGCATTAGTTCTTCTTGCTTATTGGGTAACATCAGATGCGGCGGTTAAGTTGGAGCACTGCTGGGAGAGCAAGACTGAGCCCAAGGTCAGGCACTTCTTCAACCACCCATGCGAATACCGTGGTATGCAAGGTGGATCTGTGACAGTCATAGATGATAAGGGGTACATCATCAAGGGCTGCTCGATCTACTCTACCACCCAGCGTGTGTTCATTGTCAACTTCCCGCAGTACGATGTCACTACATACATGGGCATTGATGACTTCGACTACAGCATGGAATGTATTTGGAGGGACGACTATTGATCTACCAACTACTCACTGTCGGATTGGTTGCCGGCTCCATCCATCTAGCTGACAGCACTCCTCGTAGACTTACAGCAGAGGAAGTGATCGCTCAGTGCAAAGAGAATGCTCAGCGTTCAGTTGATGAGCTGAAGATAGAGACTCGTGCTGGTGCCGTAGATTCTAGCCGCTGGCACATGTCTCACCCATGCAAGTTCTCGTACTTCGAGAAAGCGTGTAGACAACAGATGTACGAAGCAACTTATTATAAATGTGTTAACAACCTGAAAGGAAGATAGAATGGGACTCGATATGTACGCATACCGCATGAGGCTTGAGGCGGTTGATAGATATGCTAAGCACATGGATGATCCAGTAGGAGACGTCACGCTGGCATCATTCCCTGCTAGGGAAGCTGCTCGATACTTCGTTGGCCATGTGGATAAGATACCAGATGATCTCCAAAGACTTACCACTTTGGAAAGGGAAGACTACTGGTCATCTCAACTGGCAGCAGATCGTAAAGCCAAAGAACAAGGTGTCATAGATACTGACTACCATTACTGGCGCAAGTTCAATGCTCTTCATGGGTGGATGGAAGATCTGTGGCGGGAGCGGACGGGTGCCGGCGGTGCTGAGGACTTCAACTGCCAGACAGTTCGGTTGCTAGAGGATGACCTTCGTAGATTAGAGGATGATCGCAATAGACTCCGACCTAGGGGTGGGTTCTTCTTCGGTAACGAAGAGATATATCCAGAAGACCTGACCAGCCTTGATACTTTCATTCGGAAAGCACGTCAAGATGTTAAGGATTATGCAATCTTTTATGAATCATGGTGGTGATATGAATAGACTTATCAGCTTGGCAGTATCAACATTTACTATATTCTGCATACTGATTACATTCGGTATTGCATGGATAATCCTTGGTGCGTTGAGGGTGCCAGAGGTTCTCGCCTTCATTGCATCGTTAGCTTACTCAGGTATCCCGATCTACATATTCATACGGGAAGAAATGCTTGAGTTCCACATGAAAGGACAAAGCAATGTCAATCTTTTATCGAATGATAGTGTACATACTGACAGCAATGCTGATCGCTCACCTGATAGTAAGGTACGCAGAAGCAGGAAGCCTAGACGAACTGAAGCAAGCTCATTGTAGTCAGTCTGCTTCGGTTCAGGTGGGTCAGACTGAGATACCAGTTGACGATCATGGGAACGTGCTCCGATCTGATCTACCTGAGGATCATCCGTGCAAGCTTAGCTCAACGCTAGGCCACTGCGGTGAGATCCTCTACATGAAGTACTTCGAACAGTGTATGGTCATACTAAAAGATCTACCATACATCCACAACTAACCTCGTGATAAGGAGAAGGGATATGAAAGTTAATCCATTCACTCCGCTGTTTGTTCATCCAACTGAGAAAGCTAAGTTCAAGAAGGATGACACAGCAGCATCCCCTAAGGCACCCGTCAAGTCTAGGATATATCGGGTGGAATTCTCTAGGCTCTTCACATACGACGTTGTAATAACTGCAACGAGTCCGTCAGATGCCGAGCGCCAAGCAAAGAAGTTCATACCGAAAGATCTTTCCCACTCAATAGATCATGGGTGGGAGATAGACGACATCATCGATGACTACGGCGTTCGGGTCAAGTCCGCTCCCCTCGACACTTCCCCTTATTAAACTGCGGCTCGTTGCCCTCTTTCCCTTACGGGAGGGCAACTCCCCTATTACCCCTTCAATCTTTATTGGAGATAACTATGATTGTTAAACGAGATTTGCGCAAGCAAGTCAGGCGGGACTTCGCCTATACGCCAGCACTTGAAACGGATCTGCGTAAGAAGTTCAAGCAGATAGCAGCACGGCAGCAAGCAGTAACGACTAAGCCTCCTCGTGGCTGGTCAAACACAGACATGACCCAAGAAGAACTTGACGAAGCATACAAACTCATGGGCATGGATTACGAAGCAGGAGATCCTTATAAGGAGAAGTTGTCATGAGCGATAACATTGGTAAGAACGTGAAAGAGACCAAGGAATATCTTGAGAGCTCTTTGAAAGAGTACTTCGACACACTGAGAACAATGAAGGGAGAAACATTCTGTGAGATTGTTCGTTACCTATCTGGTGTCAGTCATGCTGCAAAGCTTATTTCGATTGGCACTAAGGATTGTCCTCCTCACATACGAAATGCGGTTGGCATGCAGTTCGCTGCTGTGTCTGCTGGGGGTGCGACGCTCCTAATGAAGTTGGCTAACGTCTCTGAGGAAGATCAGGACGAGATGCTTAAGTGGTCGGAGACCATCAGCGATACGGTGGATCACGGCATGGAGCAACTGATGAAGAAACTTAAGGAGGGTAGAGATGAACCGTGAATGGCTAAGGGCTTTCCGCCCACACAATTCTTCTTGGGCACGAAAGGTTCAAGAGTACATGCAAACTGAGTTCGGATGGGACGTTAGCTACGACTCTGACTATGAGTGCATTGGTGCGATTCATACCAACGGTGGCACATGGGAAGAGGACATGGATGACATCGAATGCTATGACAACTCAGAACTTCTCGATAGCATTATCAATTCAACATCTCTAAATTCCAGCCGCATCCGTAAGCTGGACGAGAAGTTCAACAAAAAGTTGGAGTCTGTTGGTTCTTACACAAAGATTCCTTTCCCGAAGGTAAACAAAGAGGATAACAATGTCAAACAATCTATCTAAGATGTACGACTACGTTCGCATCAAAGCGAAAGATCCGGATGGCAACAAAGCTTTCTTCAAAGCGTACATGAAGAAGTACATGATGTCGATGAGCAGATCAAACGGTAGCAACGTACACCGCAACAAGTGGTTCTGCATAGCTCAATATGTTCTTGAGAGCATGGATCCATCTGAGCGCACGCCTTTTGTCATGTATCTGCACGGCATAGTTGATGTGGTCGGCAAGAATTTCAAGGCCGGCATGCTCCGCACTCACTTCACGTTGGAGATACTGAAGCTTGGCATCAATGCTGGCCCCACTTCAAGCGATCCTGTAACCGGGCAGCGTTGCATCAAGTATCAAACACTAGCTAATACTTGGCATTCTCAGTTTAGCGACCTGCAATCACCTGAGCATTCTCCCAACCAACATGCTTGGTTCATGAACTGGTGCGAGACGTACAGCTTGACGCTTGCAAACTGCGGACACTACGAGCTGGCAGATCAGCGCACAATCGTAGAGGGTAACGATCAGCGTGTAGATTATCATGAACATGTGTGCTTAGCCTGTGCAGTATCATTACAAAGAGATGGATCACGCATCATGGGTCGAATGGGTAGATTGATCCTTTCTCAGTTTGCCGTGACGATACACACTCGGCACAATGCTCAGTACGTTGACGACCGTCGTCGCGCTGGATACACATTCAATCAAAGTCGCCAGATCTGGACTGACTCTATGTGGACTCCATACGGCGATCTCCTTGGCGGCTATCATAGCTCACGCAATCGGGGCTTTGAGGTTATCAAGTCTCCTTGGTTCAACCAAAACCGTAGGGCTTTCGGCATCGAGCTGGAAGTTCAGATCCGCAACGGCAGTCTGGATAAGAAGCTTGCTGCTATTCATGAGGCTGTCAACTACGAGACTCAGCAGCTTGGCGAGTATTGCTTCTTCGAGCGTGACGGTTCAATCGGTGAGGGCTTCGAGATGGTTAGTCAACCAGCCGGCTTGGACGTACACCGTGACAGGCTTGGTCGGTTCCTCAATAACTCACAACTGAAGATGGGCTTCCGCTCACACGAGGGTGGTGCCTGTGGTCTGCATGTCCACGTCGGTCGTGAGTTCCTTACCCAAGGTCAGATCTATCGTGTGCAATCTTTCCTTAACGATGTTCGTAACGAGGCGTTGATTCGTGCCATTGCCCGCCGTTACGATAACAACTACTGTAGGTTCAAGCCACAGCTTGCCAAGTTCACAATACATGGTAAGCATAGCACCGAGCGTTACGAGGCCCTGAACGTGATCAACCCGGACACGATTGAGTTCAGGATTTTCCGTGGTTCACTGCGATACGAATCAGTAATGGCAGCACTAGAGTTTGTTAATTCCTTGCTAACCTTCTGCACTCCCGGCGAGGTTTCACTTACTCAGTTTACAGCAATTGGTTTCAAGCAGTGGCTCATGCAACCTGAGCGCAAAGCAGAGAACCGTTTCTTGCGTTCGTACTTATCATTGGATGGTAATAATGATAACGAGCAGACAACCACAGCAGCAGCAGCATAACTTCAATAACATTAACAAAAAGGAAATAACCTATGTGTATTCTCATCCATCAGCCGAAGGACTACTGCTTCACGGCGGAACACTTGTCAGACTTCTACGGAAGAAATCCCGACGGGTTCGGCGCGATAGTCAACCACGGAGATGAGCGCGGCGTTGTCGTATACAAGATCGTTGGCACCCTCAAGGAAATAGAAGACATGTACTTCAACTCGGTGGCTTGCTACGAAGCTATCATCCACTTCCGCATGAAGACTCACGGCGATATCGACATGGATAATTGCCACCCGTATCAAGTAACCGATGGATTGTGGATGGCACACAACGGCATCCTGTCTAGCGGTAACTCTAAGGATCCCAAGAAGTCAGACACTTGGCATTACATCAACGACTTCATCAAGCCGATGCTTCAGACAACGCCTAACGCACTTGAGAATCCCTACATCCGTGGTTACATTGGCGTACACATCGGTGCCTCTAATAAGTTTGGCTTCATGGATGACTCAGGCCAAGTCTTCATTATCAATAAACACTCTGGCGTTGAGTACGATGGTGTCTGGTTCTCCAATACATACGCTTGGACTCCTTGGAAACATGGGTACGAGAAAGCTCCCGCTTACGCAAACAACGCATACGGAGGGGCGTACCACACATCGCCCAACTCCAAAAGCTACTCGAAAGCTGGATCGAATCATTACGGGTCTTCAAGCTCTTGGCGTTACTGGAACGAACTCGAAGAAAACGGCGAGTACGCGGAATGGGAAGCGGAAGGTTACAGATCCCCTTCAGTTGAACGTAAGCAGCAAAGTACCGCAACTACGTCTGCTCAAGCTCAACTCCCGTGGGATGGTAAAGCCAAGAGTAAAGCTAATCGTGAACGAGTACAAAGAGCAAAAGCTAAAGCCAAGGCTAAAGCTAATAAGGCCGCAGTTCAAGCCGGCATCAAGCGGGACAACCAGCCCTCCAAAAGCAGGTTCAATCCCAAGATCCGTTTATCAACAGAAGCTCTCGCCCGAATCATCCGATCCTCATACAACGCAATGATGACCGAAGATTACTACGGTGTCATTCGTTGGGTCAGCGAGAATCCAATGAAAGCTTCGGCCTTGTTGTATGAGATGTACGGCAACGAGGAAGACAAGAAGTTCAACTCGGAAGCCCTGTCAGATCGCATCAATGTTGATCCCAACTTTGGTGCAGATGCAATCATTGACATGTGGGCTGAGCACGAGGACATGCTTCTTGACCTCGCCGGTATTACCAAACCTAACTCTTCCAAAGGAGAACACAGCTATGTGCAATAAGATGACTCGACTTTATAGTCGCTTTGTTGGTGACATGCAGGAGAAAGATCCACTCCTGAAAATCCTATCCCACATGTGCGGCACACTTGCTCATGAGGTTGACTCGAATGGGAATCCTCGTAGTTATACTGGCATGTCGCCCAACAGCATGTGCCCAGCAACTCATAAGGTTGCACTCAATTGCGGTGCTCGTCAAAGCAATTGGGATAATGTGGTTGTCAGCATGACTCACGAAGAGTACAACAACAAGATCAAAGCGCGCATCAATGGTTCAACTGAAGCTCGTGCTTTGATATGGCGCAACTATCTTATCGACAACGGCTTGGTACCTAAGCTGATCGAAGTTTTGGAGCGCAACCTAAGCTCTCGTAACATAAGCAGCGAATATAGTGGTTGGCTTGCTGATGTCAAGGTTCAGTGGGCTAACATTCATCGTCCTACCCATGAAAGGATTGCAGCATGAACACGATGCAGATAAAGATTGGTGACGACCAGATCAATTGCCACAACCCTCGCCTTCTAGTTGCATTACTGAAGCGCGCGCAGAATGTGGCTAAGCTAAACTTCAGATCAACAGAAGCAGAGTTGATGTGGATGTTTGCTCAGGTTGATAGGGTAGTTGAGTTGGAAGACAAGCTCAAGGATATGATCCTGTCTACCAGCAAGAAGAAGTCAAAGCGGAAAGTTGCGACGAAGCCACGTGTAAAGGCTGAAGAAAAAGTTTCCGCGTCAGCCAACCCTGATCCCGAAGCCGTTGACGAGGACGATGATATCCAGTACGATAAGCTGGGTCGTCGGATAGGTGTACGCAAAGTAACGCGCTCAGACTACGGCAAGAAGCGCAAGGGTAAAGCTCTTGAGAATCTTAGAGCGGCAGCTAAGCGCAAACAAGCAGCACATAGAATCAAGAAACGCATTGCAGAAGCAAATAATGTAGCGGCGTAGTACCGTTGTTACTATGGCAACCAGAGTATGTGAGGTAAGTCCGAATCATCCCGTAGGCTCGTGGTGTATCAGTACCCAGAATCAACCCATCCAAGGATCGCGTTGATGCGGAGAACCATACAGCGACAGGCGGTCAGTCGGTAATTCCAAGCTGAACCATACCCGTTGCCTTAGGTCGAAAAAAAGCCCGGGGGTTCCATTCAAGGAGTTCCCGGGCAAAGACCTAGTGATAAGGTAGAAGGGTGCAAGTGATTAACTCGCAATACTTATTCTACATATTATTCAGGATGTCGCAACCAATCCCACAGCGCATCCATCAAACTGTTCTGCACCGGAGCTAAAGCATTGGCCAGCTCCCGCCTGAACTTCCATGCCTTGTGTTGGGTAAGACCAACCTTGTCTCTTACTTCCCGTACACTTCGGGACAGTACAGCATTTTCCAATTGCAAATTATTTAATTCGTATTTAGAAAACCGCTCTCCGAACTTCTCAACCAACATCTTTGCCGCCACGCGTTGCTCCTCTATCGCTCCGTGCAAATAGAAAGCATACGCCTGTTCGTCATCTGGTCGTCGGGAAAGGAAGGAAAATATCATGCCGACCTGAGCATGCAGGTCGTACTGAGTCAGGCGGTCACTGGTGGATTCGTTGTCAGTCTTGTTGGCTATGTACGTCGCACTCGGTATAGAGATGATCGACGCGTTTCTCATTCGGAACGCAAACGCCAAGGCATGATCCGGTGATTTGAACATACTGTACTCCGGGCTCCCACTTAACAAACCCGAACTCGTCTTGCCACCCACTACGCACGGCGAGAACGGGCTTATCGAAAGCTGGATGATAACAGAGTTTCTCTTCTCTTATCAGACGAGGATATTTGTCATTGAACTTCACCGCTGTCCACCCACTCTAGGTACCTGTCTCGAATAAGTTGGACAAGTTGTGGGTCACGATAGCCATAGATATCAGGAATGCGAAGGTTAACAATTGGTTTTGCCTCTCTGGTTGGGAGCCTGTCAAGTATCGATTGGACTCGGTTGGCATGCTCGGTGTCGGCGCAAATGATTTCATCTGCCCAATCAAGCAAGTCGTGGGATAGGGGGATCAGCGCGTACTCGTAGATGCCGGCGCTCCTCGTATTATAGTTGAAAGGCTCCGACGAGAAAACAGCTTGCATCGTTGGCGACCGCAGCATGTTCGCACTACAAAGGCATAGTACTCTCTTATGATTACCCTGCCACTCATTATCATACGCCCTTGGCATTATATATCCCAATCATGTTGTTTGTATACCAACACAAAACCAGCCATAGTTAACTGGCATGTCATCGCAATACTCCAATCGTGCTCAGCCAGTACGTTGTCCATAACATCTGTCAATCTGACAACTACTACCCAAGGCGCACGATCTTCCCGCATGAATAGCACTGGTCTGCGTCCGGTATCTCTTGCTTGTGTAACCGTCTGCTTCCAGAAGTTCTCCACGTCGCCCCATGTGATCTGAGAATAACGCTTGACTTCTGGTGCCCAGCCTTCCATGCCCTTGATATCATAGCCGCCATCTCTGGTCTGGTCAAGGTTTCTTTCCAGCTTCAGCTTCGGGATCAATTCACCTAGTAGGTTAATGACCTCTCGCTCTGCCGACTTACCCTTGGCTCGGCTGTTTATCTTTCCCATCCTGCCCCCAATTGATGACGGTGATCCCGCGGCAAACCTTAGACCAGAAGCGACTGTTCTCTGCCACCCCTATCTGCTCAACCTCCTGCTCGATATGGTTCTTGTATAGAACGAACCGAGTCTCTGGATGTTCGCACCGCCCACACTCTAGCATCTCTGTCTTGTACTCTGGCGTACAGTCCATGCAAAATGTTCCCACCGTATCACTAGGATTCGATGAAGAGTTCATCAGCGAATTGTAATCTTCGTACTGTTCCTTCGACTGAAAGCACAGCGGATACCAACCCTCTTCCTTATTCAAGACCTGTCTCGGATTACGAGAACGTCTGCTTTGTGCAGTTCCCTTAAGCGCCATAAGTTTTCTTTTCGAACCTTTCGTCTGCCCGTAATGTACGCCACACTTCTGCCTTCATCTCTAACGCACGAAGATCATAGCGCAACCTCTCTTCTGCTTCTACCGCCTCCTTCAAACCAGTAAGGAATTCAATGTACTCGTCTGCTGCGTAGGCTTCACGCTCCTGTGCTGCGGCAGTCTTGAAACCATCCCTGTCTGCCTGACGCATCAAGATTGCAAACTTGCTTTTCTTGAACTCTTCAATGTAGGTGCGACGCGCACGGGCTTTGGCATACTCATCAACCTTAGTCCGGTACTCGTGCATCAGTCTTTCGATATCGTTATCCATTTACCAATCTCTCTTTCAGCGCCCTTGGTATCTTGGGCTTTGGGCACCAGCCGATGCAGTCATCAGTCCACTGCCCTATGATGCAGATGCCACCGGGGTTGAGCAACAGCATGCTCGTTCCCCTTGGCGGCGGGTGAGACTTTGGATCTCTGAAGTAAAGCTCATCAGTTGTTAACTGCGAGAACATACCCTCAATGTCGTTGCCCGTCATCTCCACCCTTATCTATCTCCACGTCATCGTAGTAGTCTGGATCGTTCACGTCGTAGTCAGCAAGTAGATGATCCATGACTTCCATCAGGTTCTCATCCTTGGTGTTACGATAAGCCCTCATCAGAGTACACATCATAGTAATCAGTGATATGTACTCGGCACAAGCTGCGGACAGATCCTCGTAACTTACGCCGTGCTCTTCATCATCCCACAGTTCGGCGCTCACAACGCCCACCCATGAATAACCCAGCCAACCAACACGATCAACCACAACACGCGGAGTATGTCGTCCATGAAGCAGCGTATCTTATCTAGCATTCTAGCCTCTTTGTTTTATCAAGTCAATGGCCTCTTCTACTGTTTCACAGTTGCGGATCTTCTTAATTATCTCATGTCTTTCAATGCCCGCAATGTACTCGGCAAACCCCGTTATCACTCTGTGCAAGTCAGGCGTATCTTTCGCACCAGATTCCTTCATGACATTCACTGCCACTCTAATAATTGCCTCCATCGTAAAGGATGGTGGTAGATAGAATAGCCGCGATTTCTTCATGATAGTTTTATAACCTCGTCATCCCACATCTTCATGTAAGTCTTTGCTATCGCAGTAAGGATGAAGTCCCTCTTCTCCTGCTTGTTCATCCCTGTGCCTTGGTCATAGTTGAAGTGGCATGCGTAACATAGCCAAGCCATCATCCCATCATGTGCCTTGATGCCCTTGCCCTTCTCGTGCTCAAGCAGATTGCTATGCGCAGCAACCACAGTTCCATCGCAGTTGCCGCACATAACGCAAGCCCTGTCACGCGCAACGTCTAATAGCTTTCTGTTGCGATATGTCATTGGCGTGTCTGTCTCTTGTTGATAAACTCCATAAGCTCTTCCTCATCCTCGTCGGTGAGTGGCCTAGCCTCAGTAAATGCAGCGCCGGACTTGAAGGCTTCGATGGTCTGCTGCTTCAGTTCTTCTAGCTCTTCCAGCGATATGCCGGCGTCAATCAGGGAATCAAAGCAACCCTCTTGAAACACAAGGGTCATCTCTTTTTCCTCTCCTGTCTCTGAGTCTATAGCCATAACTTTGATTTCTTCGTTTGCCATACCTACCTCATGAAGTCGCCAACATAATTGATCGGTGTATCGTACTTTCCAGACTGAGGATCCCACGTCAGGTTCGTGCTGCCTAGTTGTCCAAGCCAGCGGGAACGAATCTTCTGGACGTGGATCTCACTAGGAGCACCGGGCACCGACTTATCCCGATGTACTGCTATGATGTTATCAGCTTTATTGAAGAAGTGCGCTGATCCAGCAACATCATATCCTGTGGGCACGGGGTACTTGCCATCCATTCCCTTCTGTAACTTTGTCGGGTGTGCCACTAGCCATATATGCACTCCCATATTCCTAGCAAACCCACGAAGCTCAGCCAAGAACTCGCTGATATACTCCGTCTCTGAGATGCCTTCCTTCCTGTGGGTGTGTGTGATCTCGTTGTAAGGGTCGATGATTAACCCCTTCATGCCGTACCGCTTAACTAATAGTTTCGCTTTTGTTAACAAAGACTCAAGCGTCCTATCCTCTGGCATGATGAACTTGAAGAACGTGTTCACCCATTCTTTAGCCTCAGCATATTCCTCTTTGCTCATCTTGTAAAGTCTCTTCCCAGCGTACTTCTCCATCAGCTTCGAGGCGTGGTAGCTTATGGGTTGATTCTCAGGTGAGCAGATGCCTGTTATCCAGAAGTGTTCTCTGGTCAGGTTCATGACTAGGGCATCCAGCCACTCTGACTTACCCATCCCCGGCACACCAGTTACCAGCGTCCATTGTCCCGGCAGTGGTCGGTAGAAGTCGTCCACATTCTTCCATCCGGTTGACACCCCCGCCGGCATGCCATTCTCAAAGATCTCATCCAGCTCAACCGAGAAGTCATTCAGCTCGAAGATACCGTCAACTGGGTAGGGTGCCGCCTGATCGATGACTTGGGCTAGGGCTTCCTTGCCGTGCTTGACAAGGACATCGTTAGCATCCTTGCAGTCGTCAGGCCAGCGCACCGTGTAGCAACGATCCTTGCCCAACCGACGTGCAAGTTCCTCTTCAAGTTTGCGCCCCGGAGCGTCTGCGTCAACGGCGAGTATGAACTTCTCCACTTCATCGATGCGCGTATCTTCAATGTCGAGGAACGAAAATTTCTGGTTGAGGTTCTTAGCATTCGAAGTCGGAGCACCGTCCGGAACCGAGATGCAATGGCGATACCCAGCCACTTCCATTGCAAGCGCATCGAATTCTCCCTCGACGATGATCGTCTGCTTCGGGTCAATGTCGTCATACTTGTACCATGTGCGCTCACAGCCAGACTCCTGTGTGAAGTACTTGTTCTTGTCGCGATACTTGACGTTGACGATCTTGCCTTCCTTTATGTAGGGGAAAGCCATAACCGGAACTTCTTCCTCGCGCTGAGGCATGTACTTCTTGGTGAATGAGATTTGATTTCGAGCGGCTACTTCGGGGGTGATCCCGCGCTCTTCAAGATACGTTAGTGCCTCTTGTGGTAGGACACTAAGTTTTACTTCTGGGTTCCTGTACTTCGGTTGCACCACTGGTAACGCTCCCTTCTTTTTTATACCCAACACACCAGACCAACCACAGTGCCAGCAATGCCACATCCCTTCATCTATGTTCACATTGAGGCAAGGGTAACTTTTCTTTTTGCGTAGGGGTGAGCACTTAGGACAGGTAGTCTTCACTTGACCTGAACTCTTCCCTATTATTGAAATACCTACATCTGAAAATGTATGCATATCCCTATCATATTTGTTTTCTTTTTTTTGGTAAACTCTTAAAAAAAATAAACTGCTCCTAAGGACAGCATATTTTTTTCAGGCATAAGAGAACCTAACCCCCCGCCGTGAAGGGGTGAATCCAAAAGGATGGCACTCTTGTTTATCCGCGTCTACGGTTTATCCCCTACCTTCGTGCCTGAGTCGGGAGCGTCGGGTCGATCAACGCCAGACCAGCAATGTATCACAGCGCAGAAAATTATGTCAACCTAGATGTAGACTCTTTCTGACATCCATTGCCATGATGAGAACTGTTCTCATTAAAAATTCATGCAATGTCAGAAAACTAGGGTAAAAGTGTCAACTTAGGTTTACAAACTGTAGGTACTTATGCACAACTACCGACAATTTGTTCCGTCTATATTACGAAAGTATCTAATAAATGGCACCCCAAACCCTATATCTTGTGGCACACTACAATCCTCTTCAACAAGGAGGCTATGTGAATCTCGTGAAAAACGTACCAGAAGTCAACGCGTCAGGCCAGCAAAAACTACAAAGTCTGCACGTCTATCAAGGCATCCATCAGGTGATGGCGGCATTCTCAGAGCAGGGCATCGGCAAGAACAGCAAGAACGAAAGCCAAGGCTTCAAGTTCCGCGGCATTGACGATGTGCTCAACCGGCTGTCTAAGCATCTGGTCGAAGCCAACCTAGTAATCATCCCGCAAGTTCTTAGCCGTGACGTTCATGAGCGCACCAATGCTCGCGGCAACGCACTGTTTTATGTGACGTTGAACGTGGCATACACCATCAAGTCGGCTGTTGATGGCAGCGAGACTACGGTGGTTACGGTGGGCGAGGCTATGGATTCCGGCGACAAGGCTACCAACAAGGCACTGTCCATTGCTTACAAGTATATGGCGTTCCAGTTGTTTGCCATCCCAATCGACGAGGATCCAGATCGTCATACTCACGAAGTCAAAGGCAAAGCTGCTCCTGTTACGCCGATGATGGATGAGGAAGACGAAAAAATAATTACAAAACTTCTTGACGAAGCAGGCATGAGTATGGAAGAATTGCTTGGCATCTACAAGGTTGGTGCATTTAGTGAGATTGCTAAGGCACAGTTCGCTACCATTACTGGTAAGTTGCAGCAAAAAATCAAATCGAAAGGTGAATAAAGTATGACTCAGGCATATAACAATATTGCTATCTTCAAGAACACCAAGGCCGGCGAGAATCCAAAGGCACCATCACATAATGTGGCTATTGAGTTTGCAGATGGAACCAAGTGGAAGGGTGGTCTGTGGCCTCGTACATCCAAGGGTGGCATGCAATACCTGTCTGGCAACCTTGAGTTAGAAGGTAGCGGAGGCAAGGAAACACGCAAGGTTACTGTTCAGGATGACGATCTAGTGGATTGGTAATATGTTCCACGAGATAGACCGCAAGAAGATCAAGCAGGTCAAGGTTAACCAAGAGATGTATGCGGTTATCCTTAAGCTGATTGGGAATGGCGCTCACAGTGCTCATGATGTAGCCAAGCATGCTGGGTGCCATTTGTTGACCGCTCAGTCTCTAATGAACTGCTTCAGAAAACACAAGTTGATTCATGTGTGCGGCTGGATAAAAGATACCAAGGATCGAGACTCTATCCCTGTGTATCGATGGGGTGAGAATGAAGATGCTCCACGAACTAAGCTGACCGCATCCCAGCGCACGGCTAGGTACAAGGCCAAGAAAGCTGGTGGTCTCGGGCCGATTCAGAAAAAGAATCAGTCCAACAGAGCTATGAAATTACTGATGTCGTGAGAAGGCGCACTCCTAGATTGAGGCGTTTTCGAATTGGTCATAGTGGGTGTTCATCATATTGCACATGTGCCCGGGTGACGCTATGACTGTAGTTGTTGTTAGATCCAATGCGAGGATCGAAAGTGCTCGGGGTTAACTTCCTACTAGGAGGTTCGTCTTGATGGGCCAGCCACCTAGTCCCAGCCCATAACGTCAGGGCAATGTGCATCGGCGTGACTGCGGGAGAGACCGCACTAATTACGGAGGCAACGTGCGTGACGATGTGAATAATCCAGAGCATTACACACGGGGCGGCATTGAGTGTATCGACGCTATCAAGTCAGCCCTAACGCCAGAAGAGTTTCGAGGTTTCTTGAAGGGAAATATTCTCAAGTACACATGGCGAGAGCGGCACAAGGGCGGCATGCAGTCTTTACAAAAAGCACAGTGGTACCTCAATAAACTATTGACAGAGGAGCAACAATGATTGCGCAACTCAAGCACGGGGATTTACCCGACAAGGTTGATCTTCAAATGATTCGTAACAAAATTGTTAACCTAGAATATATTACCCGCGGCACCTTGACAATATGTATTGTTGAGATGCAGAATGGATTCAAGGTTATTGGTCAGTCTGCATGTGTTGACCCCGCGCTTTACAGTAAGTCAAAGGGTGAGCTACTTTCTTTTAATGATGCCATTGACAAGCTGTATGGTTTTGAAGGATACTTGTTGGCAGAGCAGCGCAAGAACTATCGCGACTTGGTTGGTGTGCAGGAGTACCCGAGAGAGATAGCCAAGGGTAGTTGCGGAGTAATCAAGCAGAGCACATCCGTCAACAAGCCATTGGTGCCACCACATGTGAAGCCAACTATGGGTGCGTGGATTGAGCCGGTAATGAACATTCATCACTCGGATCATTACTACGATACAGACCGCAACAAACCATTGAATCCAGTACACGACAGTGAACATATCTAACGTACACGGCTTACCGCAAGCATTTGTTGAAGCGGTCAAGAACGATCCATACTCGGCAGGTAGCAGCAACATATCTGTTACCAAGCTGATCGACTCGCCTCAGCGTAGGCATCTCCTGATGAAACACAGGGAGCATATCGTTGAGGATGCAAGCGAACGAGTATGGTCTCTTCTTGGTCAGGCCGTTCACACAATCCTAGAGCGTCAAGACCAAGGCAAGTCTGTCATTGCAGAGGATCGCTTGTACGCTGACGTTGCCGGCTGGAAGATCTCAGGCCAGTTCGACCGCATGGACTTGCGCGATGGTGTGCTCGACGACTACAAGGTTACGGGCACATACAAAGCAATGATGGATGAGCACGTTGAGTGGGAGCGTCAGCTAAATGTTTTGCGTTGGCTGGCTGTGGTCAATGGGTACACTGTCAACAAGCTGCGCATCGTGGCTATCCTTCGGGATTGGCACAAGTCTGGTTTGCTTCGTGACCCCAATAACTACCCGCCGATTCCAGTAAAGATTATTGAGATCCCAATGTGGGACATAGGCGAAACAAAGACCTACATTGACAACAGGGTTTGGCTTCATCAGATGGCTGAGGAGGGTGATGTCAAGCCTTGCTCTGACGAAGAGCGTTGGTTCAGTGGCACAACCTATGCTTTGATGAAGGAGGGCGGGAAGCGGGCAATCAAGATTTTTGAGAGGAAAGAGGATGCTGAAGCGAAACTCACTGACGGATGTTTTGTTGAGGAAAGGCGGGGTACATATAGACGATGCGCCGACTATTGTGAAGTCTCGGAGTTTTGTGAACAGTACCGACCTGACCGGCAAGATCCTACTGCTGCCGAGTGGTAGAACCGTAGCTGTTGTAGAATCAACCGGACGTGGTACATGGATCTGCATGTACGATGCGCCACCAGTAAAGTCTAGCGAGATCATTCGCATGACTAAGAAGGACGTGTACGACTCTAGGCGCATTGAGTTCAAGCACGAATTTTTAATCCGCTATGGAGAAGAAATAGAATGGATACAGGAAAGCTGATGGACGTGGCAGATGCCGCTACATACTTCGGCCTTACGGAGTACACAGTTCGAAAGATGGCTAAGGAAGGCAGGATCCCAGCGGCCAAACTAGGTAGAGCATATCGATTCCGCAAGGAAGATATAGACAACTACATCAAGCAGCAGTACAAAACCATTCAACCGGAGACCGCAAATGTCTGAGCAAGAAATAATTGAACAAGCAAAAGAAAAGTTCCCTGATCCTGAGCAGTTTGCAATGTGCAATGATCTGGTTCAGATGTGGATCAACTATACGCACGAGCATCCGAACCTGATGTTAGGCACACAGCTTAGAGCATTTGGTGTGTGCGCTGGCCTTGCTATGCGTATCTGTGACCTTGAGAAGTCTGAAGTCCAAGAGGCTACTGAGAGCATGTCTTTATTGGCGCAAGATGTGTATCAGCGCGCCGAAGATAAAGTGGTTGCAGCCACGCTTCAGTAATGCAGAACTGCATCAAGTGCGGAAGCAAGACTGCCGTATACGATTCAAGGCTGACAACTGACGGGGACTTCCGTCGCAAGCGCAAGTGCTTGAACTGCGGTTTTCGGTACGCCACACTAGAGGTGTTGGACGATATCGATATCGCAGTTCGGGGGCCTCGCAAGCTGGTGGAGGCAGCCCCCAAGCCGCCTGAGGTAGTCAGGGCAAAGCGCGGGCAAGCACAACCCGCCAAAAAGAAAAAGCTCGAAGATCTTGACGACATGCACGAAGAGTACGATTATACGTCTGACGTTCAAGACGCAATGAGAGACCTAGGTCTGGGAGATTTCACATAATGCAAGAGCAACTTTTGGATATCGATACGTTCAAGGGCGCGCTAGACAAGGCGGCAGACTACCACTACGATATGTCTCGCAGCCTGTTGCGCAAGTTGGAGGAAAGGGATAACGAGATCATTCGCCTGAGAAGTCTGCTCCGAGAGCACGGCATCGATCCGTGCAAACCTGTTCGTCAGATGGAACTTAGTGTTGCTCAGTCGGATGGGTATGATATGCGCTGTCAGCCGCCGCCACCAACTCCGCATTTTGTTGTTCCTCCGTATGAGCGCGATGAAGCAACTTGGTAAGGAGTTAACATGCCACAGTTAATAGTACAAAAAATACCTGTAATTCTTAATGCTTGGATGATAGACCCTGAGGACAATACGATACCTGATTGGGTACATAGAGCATTCCAGCGAGGCAAGTGCAAGTGGGTTGATGGTGTATTTACAATCAACACCCTTGAAGGTAGAATGCAAGCGAACGAGCGAGACTACCTGATTCGTGGTGTGCATGGGGAACTGTACGCATGCCGCTCGAATATATTCAAGGAAACTTACAAGGTGCTTGAATGATAGGCGAGATGATTATATGGGGATTCTTTGCCGCCTTTGGATCGATGGGTGCCTACAAGATTGTGGAGAAATTCAGTGAACCACCAGCAGCAGATACACGAAGCGAGGCTAAGGTTTCTAGCGAGGTTCGACGAGGCAGTCAAGCTGAGTGCAAAGGAACGGAAGATTCTGTACAAGAAGTGGAGAGAGGAGATCGGAGATGATGCGGCTCGTGAAACTGCACTGTTCGTTGAGTCCTATAAAAAAGGTGACAACCCCAAAACCGCCACCCGGCCAAAATGGGATGAGGAGATACCTGACACCTACGAGCAGGTTGACTTGTTTGATATGAGAAGGAAGGGTTTGTTATGACAGTGATAGTGTGGGATGGGCAGATTCTTGCCGCGGATAGACAGTCCAGCAACAACGGACAGAAGAGGTCTGTGACAAAGATCAGAAAAATTGGGGATAGCCTCTATGGAATATCTGGTAGTTTTGATCGTGGCATGGCTGTGTTTCGGTGGGTGGAGGATGGGAAGAAACCGGAGGAGTGGCCTGAGTTCCAGCGCAAGGAAGAGGACTACGTTTATCTGGTGGAGATAACAGCCAACAAAGAGATCTTGAAGTACGAGCGCGAACCTTGGCCGATGCTGATAGAGGAGCCCTGCTACGCTCAGGGGTGCGGTAGGGACTACGCTATGGGCGCAATCTATATGGGCGCTAATGCTGTGGAGGCGGTGAAGGCGGCGTGTGAGTTTGATATGTCATGCGGTATGGGCATTGACGTTCTTGCAGTGGACGCTGAGTCGTTGGCATTCGTGCCTAGCAAACAGGTGCTTCAGCAAGCCAACAATGTGTTTTCAATCGGGCCGGCGGGATCACTATGATAAGCGACGAAATGTATGAAAAGGCTAGAGAGTATGGGGTATCAGTCGGGAAAGACGCTTTGGAGGAAGCGCGCCGTTTTAGCAGAGAAGAGCTGGAACGAGAGTAT